TTCAATGAGAACGATACTGTTTTGTCTGGCATTGTTATTGATTTAGATGGATATCTTAACGTTGATTTATCAGCAAAAGCATATCTCGCTGACAAACTAGTTTTCTCATCTTGTATTTTTAGGTTTGCAGACCCATTGAAATTCAATACAGGTTGTGTAAAAGAATCCAATGCTCTCAAAAATTCTGGTAAATCATATACACCAAATTCAGTTTCAAACTCATCTTCAACATCGGCCTCAGCCATAATGTTTTTCATTGTAGAAACTGTACTTAATTGTTTACCAGGTTTAAATAGTATATTCGCATTTATATCCGAGAAATTTCTCAATATACTAATCGTATTATCACTTATCTTCATTTCATCTCCTTATCATAATTTAACAGTAATATAACATAGTGTACTGCCTTTAATAGGTCAGCACGATTGTGACCATTCTTTTTGCCATACCTACACAAATATTTAATTGCATTTGCATGACAGAAATCTTTTCCGATTTTAAGTGTTTTTAATAAATCTAATACTTGAAAGCCTTTTTGGTCACTTGAATAGTGTTGGCCGTAAGTTGATTTAATATATTCACCAATCTCTTTTAAGATTTTATCTTCATTGTATTTCATAATTTAAGTATATCATTATATTGCGTTTGAGTCAATACTTGATGATTGTAAATATTTCAATACATTCTCTGGTGCAGACTCACCATATGGGTCGTCATTTAAGTTATCATCTTTGCCAGGTTCTACAAACAATTTTTCTATAACAGAATTGTTTACAACCATAGCATATCTCCATGATCTCATACCAAAACATTTATCAAACTTTTCAACAAGCATTTCCATCTTGTCTGTAAATTCACCATTACCATCAGGTATAACTTTAACGTTTTCTAGTTTTTGATTTTGTGCCCAAGCATTCATAACAAAAGAATCGTTTACTGATAAACAATAAACTTCATCTATATTGTGTTCTTTGAATACGTTATGTAATTTCTCAAATCCAGGCAGTTGTTGATTTGAACATGTAGGAGTAAATGCACCAGGTAGTGAAAATAATATAACTCTTTTATTCCTAAAATAAGAATCAGAATTAGTATCTGTCCAATCTCCTAGTTCTCTTACCCTAAATTTACAATTAGGTACCTTATCACCTTGTTTCATAATTATTTCTCCTTATTAATATATACATTATATACTATTCACTTCAATATGTCAATAGGCTATATACCTTGTAAACGTGAGTCTTTTGATGTAATATTCTTCGTTGCTTTAGGTCTTGCAATCGAGTCTTTTGATCGTTTTCTTAATACGGCAACAGCAGATTTTTTTGCTCTTGCTTCTTTGTAAAACTTTGTTAGGTCCCATTTGAAATTCATAATATAATTATTTATACGTGCTATGCGTTTGAAACATAGCACGTATTGGTTTTTATTTAATTGAGATAGTTCTAGGTTTTTTATGTTCTGGAACAATTCTCTCTAAAGATACTCTTAATAGACCATCTTTTAGTTCAGCGCCTTTGACTTCAACATCTTCAGCGATTGTAAAAGACTTTTTAAAGTATCTTTTAGCGATACCTTTATGTAAGATTTCACCTTCAGAGTCTAGTTTAGTTTCTTTCTTCTCATCTTTTTTAGATTCGATAGATAGAACACCGTCATCAAGGTTAATGTCTATGTCTTTTTTGTTATAACCAGCAAGAGCGATTAGAATATCGTACTTGTTCTTTCCTTGTTTTACTATATTGTAATGAGGGAAAGCTGTAGTTTGAATATGATCTAATTGATGGTCAAACATTGATTCAAAATGTCTGAACGTATCATCAAATCCTACGGTTAGTGGTCTTAATTGATTGAAAATAGATAGTGCTTTATTGGTCATGTAACCTCCTATTGTTAAGCAAAGTTAATTTTCTGACAACCCTATAAGGCGTTGTCTAGTATTATATAATAATTATTTATATAATTTCAAGCGCCAGTTTCCTTTTGTCACGGAGTTAAACTGGCAAAGATCACCGATATGTGGGCAGTTTTAACTAGTCTTATTGACCATTAGAGTACTGCCCTAACTCATCTATACCCCTACTAGGACTTATGAATCGCCGAGTAGTAATAATATATATACAACACAGACGGCATAGAATTTCTTAAATCTTCTTAACTTTAACGCCTTTAACATATTTGTAGCCTAACATTTCATCATTTACTTTTTGAGCTTTTCTGATTATTTTAGACCTTTCTTTTGCTTTTTCACGTTTAATTTCTGATGGTTTCTGATAATACTTTCTATCTCTTACCTCTTTAATAAGACCTGACTTTTGTACTTTCTTTTTAAGCACACGCATAGCCTTCTCTAAATTACCACCTCTTACTTCTACAGTTATTGACACTAGTCTTTCCTTTCTTTTATTGGTACATACACAGGAATTCTATCTGGTCCCAAATCTAAATCATGGTATGTATTTGGTTTATAACTTTTATAATCAGGCCAAGGTGTTTTACCTTTGATACCTTTTTCAATATCTTCTTTTGTATAGGCAGGTTTACCACTTTTATCCATACTACCTAATACAGCAGCAGAACCAGGTTTTAATTTTTGTACTTTGCCACCTTTTTCTAAAAACTTTTTCATCATATCGTCACGTTCTTTTTGTGACATTTTTAATTTATCTTTTTCTGAATCGTAGATTCCCATTATATACTCCCTTTGTAAATTAACTTGTGGCCCTTTCGGACCACAAGCGGACTTACACTATGGATAGATTTAAACAGTAAAGTTATCTTCACTATCATCCTCACTATCATCGGTACTCTTTTCTGATAATATTTCAGCTTCTTCAGCTGCCTTCTTATCAGAAAGAATCTGTTCTACTGAAGCACCACTATCTACTTTACTATACAAATCAACAAATGATGTTTTAGTATCATCATCAAATCTGTTAGTACAGACAGCGATTGCCTTCATTTTATTTCTAAAGATACCATATGCCTCAGCAATGTGTACTAGTCTTCTTGTTGATATAATCTCATCAACACCACCGTCATTATAAGTTTTTCTTATAACGTCAGCCCAAGTAACTAAATTGTGAGCAAACTTCTCATCTTTTTTACCAGCACTTACAAGTTTCTGAGCAACAATTTTTTCTTCTACTTTAGCAGATGGATATTGTTGTTCAAACGTAACTGGAAATCTTTCAAGGAATGCCTCGTTAAGTACATTAGTACCGATAAACTTACCGTCATCACTACCTTGACCTTTAGTGTTAGCAGTTGCAATCACATTAAAGCCAAGTTTAGGTTTAACAAACTTGTTTATCTTTTTAACATAGACACCAGACCCTTCAAGGATAGGTTGTAAACACATAATCTTATTACTTGCAAGGTCAATCTCATCAAGTAAAAGAACAGCGCCTCTTTCCATCGCCTCAATTACAGGACCATTTTGCCATACGGTCTGACCATCTTTAAGTCTGTAACCACCAAGTAAATCGTCCTCGTCTGTTTCAATCGTAATATTACATCTAATCATTTCACGTTTTGTTTCAGCACATGCCTGTGTAACAGCAAGTGTTTTACCATTACCAGATAAACCAGTAATGAAAACAGGATAAAACTTTTTAGATTTTACGATATTTTTAATATCAGCATAATTACCAAAGTTAACAAAGTCTGTATCCTTAGCAGGAACTACATTGTCGGTCAATGAAGACACGATATAAGCAGCCTTTGTATCATTGGAAATTTTAGTATCAGTTGTATCAACTGTGGTTGTATCAGATTCAACAGAGTCAACGTTAAGAGTATAAACTCCTCTATCAACTTTGTACTTGTCTGATTTTAACCAAGAAGGGTTTTTGATAACCTTCTTCTTAACAAGAGCATTTATCTCAGCCCTAGTCACGGTATCTTTTTTGTAAGTATCTTTTAATACTTTCAGTACCGATTTTTGTGTTTTGTTTAACTCAATCATTATATAAGTCCTTTCATAGTTAAGTTATACATATAAGCTATCATCATTTGTACTAAAAGTCAAGCATAAAAAAGCGTTGTTTCCTCTCATTTTTATGCAATCCTCTTAATAAAATTCTGTAATAATACTCTGGAATTGATTCTTTTCTTCATTCCCGACATAAACATCTTTTTAAGACTTCTCTTATCGGTTGAATTAGACGAATCGTCCATAACTGTATTTGAAACTCTAGTGCCTGAATTGACATAAAAGTAAACATCATAGGCAGTATTGTAGTCAGCAATGAATTTATCTTTACTAAACATCTTACGAGCCAATATTTCTTTATTGTAAGGCACTCTTAATTGATATTGTAGTTCTCTATATTTTGAAACTAAATAAAAACCAATAGTTTGTAAATCGTATTTCTTTTTAAGGTATCTTAATAACTGACTTGTCATATCTCTTTTATCACCCCAATAACTATCAGCAACTACATACTTGTTGTTAAGTTTAATGTGTAACTGACCAGACTTAGGATGATTCATAGAGTTTGAAGCACCGTCTGTTAAAGTAATTAAAGAAAGTTTATCAGTTTTGTAATCGTTTTTAAACTTTTTAATTATAGAATCCATAGCGATCAACGACTCATTAAGAGGAGTAGAAGATAGATAGTAGTCACTAGAAATTGAAGGTACATAATCTTCGTTATTTCTTCTATTCCAATAATAGTAACCACCGAAGTACATTGCAGCCCTATGTAATATTTGAGCAGTTCTTGTGTAGTCAACTTTAGATTGTTTATGTGTAAACAGTTGTACTAATTTCGTAGCAGCGTCTGGTAACAATGAATTGTTAGATATTTTAAAACCCGACTCAGCATAATTACTTTTGTTTTCTCTATGGTTATTCATAAACGCATAAACTGAAAACGGAATATTAATCTTTTTACAGAATAAAGTTAAGTTCAATAATTGTTCTACTGTAGGTAGAATATGTTTTTGCATAGAACCAGACCAATCAAGTAATAAAATCATACCGTGATTTTTTTGATTAGGTACTGTAGTAATCTTTTTGAATATATCTTCAGCAAATTTATATGTATGTAATTTATTAGGATTAATAACACCTGTCTTATCTTGTGAAGCACGAGCATACATCTTAGCATTTTTTTTCATCTCAAATTCTTTAACAAGAAAGTTTACAACGTTACTAGAGTCTTTCATAAACTTATTAGTCTTATCTTTTGCCTTATTGATTGCCTGTATATCATTTTCTGTATTTTGATTGTTTTTATCATACACCATACAATCTCTTATAAACTTTTGATAAGGTACAATTAATTTTTTAAGATCAACTTTTGGCATAACGCAATAGTCACGTTCTCTAGCTTCTTCGTTAGTAATACCTTTGATGGCAGAATCCATATTATCATTAGTCATTGATACTAACTCTGGAGATGGTTCGCCTCCTGCACCGTTAGCGCCTATTTTATTTGATTTTATCTTGTCATCTGATTTGTCATCTGATTTACTAGAATTACCCGAGTCATCTGAATCAGACTTTTCATCTAACCATTTTTCAATATCTTCATCTACGTTACCTGATTTATTATCACCTGAATCTGATTCTGATTTGCCATCTTTTTTACTATCATCTTTTTTAGGTGTATAAGTCTTAACAAGTTTTGGTTGTTTTTTTAATTCATCTTTACAGTAACCTAGTATTTCTTCAGCAAGTTCTAAAACTTCATTAAAAGATTTACAATTGTTAACAGCGTCAACTAGTATTTTTTCTCTACTAGAAAAATCAAAGTCTATTCTTTTTGAAGATTTGTAGTACATATTAATCTTGTCAATAAGAGCATAATCTTTTTGTAAATTTTTATCTTTAGTGCCAAAGAAGTTATCTTTAAACATCTTATCAAAACCTTTTAGATAGTCATCAACTAAACCAGGATATTTTTTCTGTATTAGTTTATCAATTCTAACGTCTTCAATAACATTAACAAATGATCTAAATTCTTTTGATCTGTCACCCATGTTTTTCCATGAATCAGATGGTGTGTGTAAAGCATGGGATACTTCGTGTCCCACTAACATGTCATATACATGTTTGGATTTGTGTTCTTCTTTAAATATAGGGATTGTTAATATTCTGTTAACTACATCAAACGAGGCAGTCTGTACAGCGTTCTCTTGTACTTCAATATTTTCTGTTGCAAGAAGTTTAGCAAGTTGTGATTTATTTTTCATAGTGTTTTTTATCATAATATACACTTATGCTATACTAAAACGCTTTAAAAGTCAAGCATAGTTTTTGTTGAAAAATAAGGGTTTTTAGGAATAATTTTTAGAACAAAACAAGAACATGTGTTTTTTTACTTGATTCCTATGAAGATAGGCTCATATTTTCTGCCTGGAATGTCAGGTCTTGCGAATCGTCCTATATAATTTTGTGATTGTTTCTTTTCTGATTCTGTACCTTCTAGTGTAGATTGTACCTTTGCACCTTGTTGAGTTGATAAAGATAACCACCAAACTTGTATATTTTTAAACCCTGCCTCAACCATACAATCGTAGGTGTCTTCTTCAAAGGTCTTATATGATTTTACATTTGCAACATTGAAACCTGCATATTTACCTGGTTTTAATCCTGTGTATGCGTTCTTAATAGTCTGTAATAAGAAACCATTACGCCATGCGTCTTGTTGTGGGAATTTATTAAATGATTGTTCTTCTTCATCTCCATATTGTTCGTGTCCTAAATAAGGTGGACTTGTAAATACAAAATCTAAAGTATTTTGAGCAGGTATATAAGTTTCACTACCTTGTTTTAATAGTACATATTTTTTGTGAGTATGACCATATTGATCTCTAATTTTTTCTAAACCTTCATATGTAGGAACACAAGGGTCTGTGCCTATGTAATTTACCCCAGCTGCAATTGCACCCATTAAACGACCACCATAACCCATACTAGGATCCCAAACTGTACCTGCTTCAGTACCTTCTAGTGGACTATCTTTTTCTACAAATATATCATATAGAGTTGCGGCTGCTGTAGGTCTGAAATTAGAAACCATTTGAGTACCACTATATCTTCTTAACATAGCTCTCATATCTGAATCTGTAATTTTGTGTGCTTCTCGTTTTGTGAAGAAAGTTCCTGTAAGTATCTTGTTGATACCTTTTTCTAAATGTTCTTCATCTTCCCATATCTCCATGGGTGTCTTCATTTTACCACATTTGATTGACCATGCGTGGTGCATATACGACCATGCAAGTGTTAATCCATGTGTAGATTGACCTATGATTTTATTTTGATTATCTAATAAAGTATCTCTATTAAATGATAATAGTTTTTTAAACTCATCATCTCTCCATCTTCTATCTTCAGGATAGTATGGAAATCCTTTATTCTTTTTCCAGTCTTGTATTACTTCTTTTGCGTTTGACATATACGTTTCCAGGGATAGTACCTTTTGCCCAAGTAGTTTTCCCGATTAAATTCATATTCATTTTATCATAAAACTTATTGGCTGTCAAGTTGTCAGCTCTTACTGATAAAAACACATCACTAGGGCAATAATCAAAGAAATTGTTTAGTATTGCCTGAGCAGTACCTGACCCTGGCGAATCACTTGCAATCTGGTGTAATACAGTATTACCTTTTTCTAATTGTACATCGCCTATTTTTTGTCTTCGTTTTGTGTGATGAAACGTTATTAGTATACCATCTTCTAATATCATCTGTTTTTTTGCAATCATACGCTTCATATAGTCTGTACGTACATGTGGAAACCATTTCTTATGGCTGTAGAATATAGATTTTATTTTTTCAAAATCCGATTGGACTGCTAATATCATCAAACTCCTCTGATTGTTTTAATAAGTTTTGTAATCTAGGATTGTTATAACAATCAACCACAAGATGTAGTCTATCAAAGTCTGACTTATTGTGTACAGCATGTGGCTTAGATACATCTACATAGTAATATTTACCTATTTTTAAATTAAAGTGATTTTCTGTTTTACCTTCCCATAGATAAAAATGTACATTATCACTTGTTCTTAAAGGTACATGTAGCCTTACTAGTTTACCATTTTTAATTTCTTTATCTACTTTGTCTGTATGTTTCTTAATAGTTGTACCTGCTTTTAATCTCATAATTCTTACTCGTTCAAACTCTGCTGGTATATGAGATAGTATTTCTTTTAAAGATAATAAATCAGGTTCTTCGTATAGACTTGTCCATCTCAAATCTGCTGGTTCTACATCTGATTTTAATACACCTGGTTTTAATATATTATTAATATCGTCACTATATCCCTTTATAGACACGGCGTCCCAATCACCTTTAGCATTGTATTTTGTTTTTACTGCTGAATATGATAGACTATCTAAAAATTTTATAGTCTTATCTAATGGCTGTGTGTATTCAGGTAAATCTAATTCTTTTAAGACTTTTGTTTCCATAATTTTGATACCCTTTTTATTTCCTTATCTCTTTTTTTTAGAGCCATGTTTAATTTTAATTTACTGACTAATTCTGTAAATACTGTTCCTTGCATATGGTCTAATTCGTGTTGATAACATCTACTTACAATGCCATCAAATTGTTCTTCTACAGTTTCTAGTTGTTCATTTAGATATTTAACTTTTATCTGTTGTGGTCTTTCTATGTCTAAAAATAAGAAAGGGAAAGTTAAACAACCTTCTTTGTATCTAATTGTTTCTTTACTCATACCTGTAATTTCAGGATTGATACATACCCATTTTTTACCTTTTTCTATATTGATATTGTCACCCATTACAAACATACGATATGGTTTACCTACTTGATTTGCTGATAGACCTATACCACCATAGTTCTTCATTGTTTCAAACATGTTGTTACAAAATTCTGTTATTGTTATCTTCTCTTGTTTTTTAAATTCTTCGTTATCAAAAGGTACTATACTTGATAGGACTCTTTCATCTGTTGGTGGCAATAGTTTATAGTTCATCCTGCTAACCTCGTAAAGTTTTTATACTTTTCAAATTTGATTATACTTGTAAACTTATCAAATAGTATATCACCTTTGTGAGATATAATAAAAGTATTTTCATTTGTTAATGTTTTAAGTATCTTAAAAAAGTCTTCGGTACCTTGACCATCTAAACTAGAATCAAATATCTCATCTAGTATTAGTAAGTTTGTATTTGTACTGTTTTTCATTTTCGCAATAGTACGCCATGTAAATAATAATGCCAAGTCTATTCTTAATTTTTCACCTTCACTAAAACTATTGTAATTAAATGTATCTCTAAATCTACTTTTTATTGTTTCATTAAACTCCTCATCTAATTGAAAGTTAACAAAGAAGTCCATAGATTGTAAATACTTATTAATCAAATTATTCATTATTGGTAAATACTTTTTAATGATGTTTGCTTTAACACCTGTGTCGTTAAGTATCTCTCTAGCGATATCAATGTATTTCTTTTCTTCTACGGCTTTATTCTTTTCTACATTTACTAGTTTTAAGTCTTCATTTATTTGTTCTAATTCTTTTGCTACATTACTTGTATTACTTGTATCATTTTCTAGTTTAGTAATTTCAGTATCTAATCTATTTGAGTGTCTATTGATTTCTGAAATAGATGTATTTACTTTTGCAACAGAAATATTTAAATCATTTAATCTTTGATTGATTGCGTCCATCTCTTTGATCTTGCCTTTTGTTTTTTCTATTTCTGTAAACAGTTTTTGTAGACCTTCTTCTAGTTCACTAATCTTTTTCTTGCCTTCGTATATTTTTGTTTGTTTAAATCTTTCATTGATAGGTTGTGTACATGTAGGACAGTTGTCATTTGTTTCAAAAAAAGTAACATCTTTTTTATGTGTTTCTAAATTATGTTCTATCTTTGTTTCTAGTTTTGCTAATTCAGTTTCTTTTCTACCATGTTTTTCTCCACCCCACATTTCTGCTTTTGTAGATATAATTTTTTCATTAAGCAATTGTAGTTTTGACATATACTCATAGTTGCTTTGATCGTTTTCTTTTCTTTGTTGTTTTCTATCTTCTATGTCTGTATTATCTCTATTTTGTATTTGTTCAAAATGAGATTTTTGTAATTCGTATTTTTCTGTCATCAAATCATATCTATGTTTTACATCAATAACAGACTTATTTAATTCACCTTGTTTCTGTCTTAACAATAAATCCATGTGACTAAAAACTCTTATGTCTAAAATTTCTTCTACAACTTCTCGTCTATATCTTGCTCGTAGGTGCATAAATGGTTCGTATGATGTTGATCCAAGAATAACAACTTGACAAAAGGCACGATAGTTACATTTTAAAATGTTTTGTTCTAAAGCATTTTGATAGTCTAAATTAGAAGCGTCTTGGTTTAACAATACATCATTACAATAAACTTCAAACTTGTTAGGTTTAATACCTCTTATAATTTTGTATTGTTTATTGCTTGTTTCAAACTCTACTTCTATTTCACATTCATTTTGATTGATAGTGTTTACAAGTTGTTCTTTTTTTATATCTCTAAATGAACGATTGAATAAAGCAAAACATAAAGCGTCTAACATAGTAGATTTACCAGCACCATTCATGCCAATGATAAGTGTTGATGGTGCCTTTTTTAAATCTACTTCTATAAACTGATTACCAGTAGATAAGAAATTACGCCATCTTAATTTTTTAAAATATATCATACGTTGTTGTCGTTAGCTTCTATGTAAATTGACTTTAAATATTCCTTTAACTTTGTTTTGTTTACATCTGTTTCTAATTGATCTACATAATTATTTAGGAATGTAACTGTATCTTCGCCCATTTCTAATATGTCTTCTCTTACACTAGCTTTAATATCAGAATAATCCTCTACAATATTTAAATCATGTACACTTATCTCATTATACAATCTTTCCACAAATTTGTCAAACACCTCGTCATTAGTCTTGTTTAATACTATTAATTTTATAAAGTGTTCGTGGTATGGTTGTATATCAAAGTTTGTATAGTCTTTACTTTTATCATCATATATTATTTTTTTGTGTATAGTTAAAGGGTTTGTAATTCTAGTTATCTCTCTAGTTTCTGTATCAAAGATATGAAAACCTTTTGGGTCTTTATAGTCTGACCATGTCATCTCGTATTGAGCACCATTATAGTGTATCTGTCCGTCATCTGTATGTTTATGAAAGTGACCTGATAATACTTTATCGTATCTACTAAAATCTGATTTGTTTAGACCGTGTTCATTGATTACGCCATTTTGCATTTCAATGCCTTTGATTTCTAAATGACCCATTACTATTTCTGCTTTTGCTGTCTTTATCATATCAATAGAATGGTCGTAGTTGTCATCACAAATCCATGGTACAAATAATATAGGCGTGCCATCAAACTCAACAACAGTTGATTTAGTGTAAATAAATGGTTCGTTTACTTTATCAAATGATGAATACAAATTTTCTATAGCATTTACATTATTAGTATTTTTAAAATAGGTATCATGGTTACCTATAATAATATGCGTATCAATTTGTTCCTCATAGAGTCTATCAAAAAACTGTTTTCTAAAAATAGAAGCAGTTTGAAAGTTGATAAACTTTCTTCTATCTACAACATCGCCTAAATGTACTAACGTCTTAATGTTATTTTCTTTTAGGTATGGGAAAAAGATTTCATTATAAAATCTAAGCTGATATTTTCTAAACGCTTCGCTGTCATTACGAACACCGAAGTGTGTATCATTCAATAGTGCAATCTTCATTATACGTCTAAAACACTTTTATAAGTTCTTTTTTTTCTTTTCTTAACTTTGATTTCTGAAGCCTTAGGTTGTTCTTCAGTTGATGGTCTATTCTTTCTTAAAAATTCTAAAAACTGGTTTTTGTAATCGTTGTTTGTGTCACCAGGCAGTACAGAAAACTCATCTATACCTCCTTGTTCTATCATTTTATATTTAATATTAGTTTGTTTTTTCTCTTTCTGTATTCTTCTAATAAAAGCATAATATATTATTTGCGTAAAATAAGCAAAAGGATTATTAGACTTTTCAGGATTAAAGTTTTTAAGATATTGTAAACAGTTTTCTATACCATCTGAAATCATGTCATCTCGGAACGTATAGTTAATAAAATTAGGTCTATAAGATAAGTGATTCGCAATCTTTAAAAAACATTCACCTATGTAATTAGTAACTGGTGGTGATTTTCTGTTTCTTTTATCTGCCTTTTCACACTTATCCTTAAACTCTATCATTGCTAGTAGAAACTTTTTGTTATCTACATAATGTTCTGGCTTTTTCTTTATTCTTTTCATAATTATATAATACTACATTCTGTTGTTTTTGTCAATGGTTGACGGTTATAAAATCTATTTTTCATGGTCGCTTGACATAATCTAATTTCTGACTTATACTACCCATGTGGGTTGTTACCGAGGAGAATAGCTACCTACTAATGTATCTTCTTTGAAGGCATTTTTAGTAAGTCAGCAATCTCTTTTATATCTTCTTTATCTATATCATTCTCATAATTTGAAGCGGCACGATCTAATTCTTCTTCCGACATCTCTCTTTCAATAAATCCTGGTAAAGCTTGTTTTGCGTGTTTTAGTGAGTGTGAAAGATCACTATATCTTTTTGTAAATGCTTGTGTAGCGTTACATATTGTAATAATTTTATCAACAGGAATAGTAACTATTTTTTCATCTGTAAAACCTACCCATTTAACTAATGCAATATAATCAGATATACCTTGTTCAGTAATACGAGGTACGTATTTGATTAGCATAGGTTCTTGTAACCTTAATAGTTTAGAGTTTTCAGGTAGTTGATTTTTATGTAAAGGGAATTTACAACAGATTTCTTCTCCTGAAACCAGTCTGATTATCTTAACCTGTTTATCTTCAGCACGATTAATCATATAACTATTTATCTTTCTTAAGCGTTATTAAAGCACAATGTGAGCCACCTATTTTCTCTTGCATTGCGTAGTCTAGTAGAGCTGTTTCTTTAAAAGCTTTCATATTATAGTAACCTTTGTTTGTATTCTTATTTTCTTCACCTGGTATATAGTCATGGAATACTATTTTAAAAGTGTCTGTTGTTCTTTTAAGTATTTGTTCACAATCACCTTTACCTATAGAACCATCAACAAAAACAAAATCAAAGTCATAGTGTTGATAGTCATTCCAGTATTCTTTACTTTCACATATAAATCTGTTTATATCTATATTATACTCAATTATATCGTTTCTGTCAATGGAGTACACCTCACAATTGAGTTTTAAAGCAGCGGAACTTTTGCCTGTGCCTGTACCTATCTCTAATGCTTTCTTACAGCCTTTACTTTCGTTTAGTAAAAACTTAAAATCATTATCTGAAATCATTTTAAATCCACGCTATGTATCTCATAATCAAAGCCTTCTCTATTATAGATGTTAACTCTTTCCTGAAAGTGTGTTAATGTGAAGTTCTTTTTTTCTTTGTATGTAAGATCGTCTGAAATATCATAGACTGTAGCAGACTGTTTCTTATCGCCGACACGAAGCCCACGACCAATACTCTGCAATATTCTTATAGGGCTCTTACTAGGGCTACTAAAAACAATGTTGTGTAAATTACGAATATTGATACCAGTGCTGAACGTCCCGAAAGAAGCGATAATAATTGCGTTGTCCGACTTTTCTGTGATTGCTCTAATTTGTTCTCTATCATTTGTTTCAGTTCCCCCATAAACGAAAAACACTTTTCGCTTGGGGTCTACTTTTTCTTTTATAAGTTTTAATAAAATCTCACCATGTTTTTCAACTAACTGAAATAAACATAATGTATTGCCGTTGAGTGCCAAGGTCAGATTTCGTATGTATTTATTACGATTAATATTTTGAGTAAGGTATTCTAGTTCTTCAAAGTACTTAACACCATACACTTTCTTTGCTTCTACCTCAGGATACTTTAAGTTTAAACACATAATTTTTAGATTGGCAAGTTGTTTTCTTTCAATCAACTCGGCCGTTGATACTACCTTGTTAACCATACCAAATAGACCTGTCAATACTAACTTGTGTGTTTTACTATCATCTAACGTACCTGTAAGACCTATTCTATATTTACAATCTGTTAGTTTTGTCATTATCTTTGTCAATGATACAGCCTTAAACAAGTGTGCTTCGTCACCTATAACTGCACCATAATTTTCAAAAAATTGTTTAGGCATTTTGTATAGTGATTGCCATGTTGATACTACTATACGCTTATCTTCATCTATATCATAACCATGATACTTTCTACTGACATTTGTTTCTACGTCAAAACCATAGTCTTTAAAATCTTTGTATAATTGTTCTACTAGTGATGTTGTTGGCACAATGATTAGAATATTGTTGTTTATCATATTCATATAATGTCTAGCGAGCATGTATATAATAAGTGACTTACCAGAGGCAGTAGGTGATAAAACTAGACCTCTTTCATATTCTAACGCAAATTTGAAAGCATTAATTTGATAATCCCTCGGAGTGATAGACAGATCGTAAGACTTGATTAAGCCGTCTATATCGGCGGCTGTGACGTTGCTATGTGCAAGGATTTCACTAGATTCGACTATATGTACATCTTTCTTCTTACACCAGTCTTTTAGATAGGGATATAATCCAACATATAATTGACCTGTAGCATACGAGTATAGACGTATTTTTCCGTCCCAAACTCTATTACGAAATTGAGGCGTAAACTTATAACCAGGTACTTCAAACGAGAAATAATCTGATAATTCTCTACGGATACTTGCGTCTGCGTCAATGCGTAAGTACACGTCATTGACCTTGTCAACTATGATGTTTTGCATTTTAGATTACGCCAGATGTAAACTTACGCCAATCTATAGCGTTCTTAATTTGAAAGCCACGATTAGAAATAATTTTAACTGTCCTATCTAGGTAGTCAACAACACTTTGTATATAGGTTACTTTTTGTTCTAACTTAACAAACTCATCATCTGATTTTAGATACTTATCAACATCTTGTTTTAGTATCTTTAGATTAAATGGCTTTAACTGATACACACTAGGGTCTGCCTTACCTGTATAGTATTCCCATTTTTCTCTTGTTAATCTTGCCAAGTCTTGTTCAGCTTTCTTTAATAGATTAGTATATTGATTATGAAACTTCATATACTTGTTATGTAGTTGTGGTGTTTTCAATGATTCTAAATCAAGTTCAGTATCATTCATCTTTAGGTCTTTATCGGCGAGTGCCTGTAGTTCGTCAAATGTCATAATATATCCTCTTGTTTCTTTTATTTATTTTATTATTAACTTACTCTTTTCTCTTACGAGGTCTATCTTATCAAATAAACGTTCCTCTCTTATCACGTTATAAAGAATTGATGTGGCATGTAGGTTTCTTTCTACCTGGTTTACGCCTGGCAATTGATAGTCAGCACACATAGGTAAATAAATTTGTGTATGATAACCTGCTTTTGCCCATTGTATTGCTGAATAAGTTTTTGATCTTAATACACAACCAGCTAAATTCGTGCCACCTATAATAACGTTATGAATTTTTATTTTTGTTTCTTTAGTTTGTAAAGTATTTTCTATTTCTTTTATAGTTACAGACGGATATTTATCAGGATCAATTCTGTTCCAATAATGAGCTTTTTCATTTATAGTTATTCTTTCTATCTCATTAACCTTATCATGTCTATCAGGTAAATGATCTGACACAATACACAAAGGTTGGTGGTTATTATTTAACAACTCCATTAAATGACCATACCTCATATTGTTAGTATGGTCGTCACCCAATACAGGATGTCCATGAAAGTCTATTAACAATAATAATGTTAGTTTTATCTCCATTGTATAACTGTTTCTTTTTCAGGCTTCTTATCTCTTTTACTAGAATAATCGCTCATGTGTTCTCGTCTTAACTCTTGCTTATAACCTATACTACCTAACAATATTACAGGATATTTTACCCAAGGTAAATCTTCCCAACCTCTTGTCCATGTATTTGTGTGATATGGAAAACATATTATAGTTGATGTATTCAGTTTTTGTTCTAATGCAAGAGCACCTAGATTTGCCATAAACATTCCTACTTCTACAGCAGCTGTTCTTAATAATTCTGGTATATGTTCTTCGTGCATTTGTTCATAGAAGTCACCACGTGCTATACTATCTGCATAAAACAAATTAGGTTCACATACTCTTTGTGTAAACACTAACAGATATGGTGACGAGTTTATATGTTCAAAGTATGGATTATGTCCATCTTCTTTCCAGTTTGCTCTATCCTCTGCTAAATGTGTATAGTGTTTAGGTATGTTTGTTTCGTTTATCTTCTTTTTATTTCTCATACACTTTGTCCATATAGAGTGTTTTTCTGATACCTTTTCAGGCCCTAAAACGTTACAATGATATGGCATAAAGTTATTTTTAGAAGGTGTTACTTTCCATGCTTTATATAACAAATCATCTACCTGTTCTTTTGGCGGTACTTTGTCTCCGTCATATTTCATAACGTGAGCTCTTTTATTTAAGTGTGTGAAAATGTCCATGTTAATTCTTATTGTGATATGGTTTCAATTCAGGAAATACATCAAACAAATGTGTTTCCCATTTAGTACCTTTATAATATTTATCGTTTAATAAACAATAGTCAAATGTGTCCTGATAATGTAAACCATCGTTACTTTCTTTAAGTAAATTCTGTATATCAGGAAAACCTTCATACTTAACTATAAGTTCTTTTTTTATTTTATCAGGCAATACATTAGCACATAATTTTTTAGGGTTTCTAATATTTGACCAATTGACTTGTTTAAACAAAGTTCTATTTTGATCTATCCATTCTATCAATTCATAAAATCTCAATACACTTAAAAATGATATTGCACCATTTATATTAACTGTTACATTAGGAAACTTTTTAACTTCTTTTATATTATTCATAACGTCTTGCCAGTTTGTTCTACGTCTTATATACTCAACAGATTTACCTATACCATCTAGTGATACTGTAAATTCAAATTGCATAAACTTAGGAATATAATCTAATAGTTTTAATTTTTCCATTGCTAGTACTGACATGTTTGTTTGATATTTTACAAACATCTTATCAGCGTGACCTGTTTTACATATCTTATCTAACAACATATAAAAGTCTTTCATAACTAAAGGTTCACCACCTATAAACTTTAGATTGTAAATATATGGTGCCAGTTCAACTATCTGATCTACAACATTTTTTAACTTTTCACCTTTTACTAATTCTATAGGTGTCTTTGCGTATTCAGAAAATACATTTTCACCTTTAACTTCTTCCGAGTGTATAGATTTTAATCGTGTAGTAGAGTCATAGGGTATACACATATAACAATCTAGGTTGCATTTATTACCAAATGCCTTTACTTGTATTTCAAATATTCTATCTTGGAATATACCTTTGTTTCTTCTTTTAAAATACTCTACAGCATTTCTAATGCCTGGCCATATTGCATGGTCATTTGTTTGTATTTTAAGAGAGGCTTGTCGCCTTGATCTACCATAATGTTCTTCTTGGAACATACATTGTTTACACCATTTCTTTGCAAGTTTTAAATCAGAACCTGGTGTAACCATTTCTCTACGTAGATCATTTAAATTTTTGTTGTCTTCAAAATATCTTCTTATAGGAACATCTTTTATATTAGGATTAAAACCTTCGGCAGCCCACGAACATGGAGCATACTCACCTCTTGTCGTAGTGTAAACCATTGAGAATGGTGCACCACAAAACCATATATCGTTACTTCTAATTTGATCTTCTAGTATGTCAACCTTTTTGAACCATTGGCTCATGTCAACTTTACCACCACCAAGGTATTTGTCTCCAGGACCACCTTTGGTCATCAATTTATTTAAATGTGGATTCCTATCTTTAGGTCTTATTAGAACAGTCATAATATAATTTATATAAAAATTAAGTAGTCGTTTCTAGTGTGCCGCTGCCACTAACAGCTGCAAACTCATATATCTTGTATTGAAATGTAACACTTGCTGTTAAGTAATTTACATCTGTTGCTTGTTGGTTGTAATCTAAACCTGATAATGTAATAGGGTAAATATCTCTAAATCTTACTTCTATATTAGAATTGTTTTTACTTGTTAAGATAAACATTGTAGCGTCTGAATACAAACCACCATCGTCTGAAGTTTGTTTTGATACATCGCCAATCTCTTTGTTTAAATCTTCTCTTGTTGTAGTAGGATATCTGTCTGTACCTGCAGCCTGTAATGATCTGAATTGTGAATGATCTTTAGGAAATCCAAGACCAGTTAACCAGCCATGTATCTCTCTATAGTTTTCTAAATTTTCATCTACTAAAAATTGTATGTTTAATGTATCGTAATCTAGTTTATCACCAGGTATAGGTACATCTTTAAAAGGTGTAGGTTGTACAGTTGTACCTAATGAGATACCAGGCACGTTTGCTGTTGTACAAAAATATTCTACTTTAGGTAGTTTTATTATAGAAAACTTAAACTGTGTAGGGCTTGCATAGTCTAGTTTAGTTGGTTGTCTAGTGTATGAGTTTGTAATAGTCATACTACTATTTATAAGAGTTATTAGACCAAAAAAAAGGGCGCCGAAGCGCCCTCTTTTGTATTTTGTTTCTCAACAAATATTACATAATGTTCGTAACTTGAACACGTCTGTAGTATCTGTTAGCGTTGATTGCACCAACACCGTCAGCAGTAATATTTCCTGACGCAGAAGCACCAGCAAATGGATTAGCTACCATACCGTATCTAGTTTTGAAACCGATTTTCGGTTGGAAGTTATCCTGACCTACTGCTCTAACCATTTGTAGAGGTACATACGGACAATAGAATAAACCAGCGTCGTATGGAGAAGTTCCTTTGTAACCAACAACGTAGTACTGTTTAGTAGGTGACGCATTGCTTGCCATGTTAGCAGCATATGGGTCAATGTAAACTTTGTACTTACCATTTAATACACCAGCAAAAGTATTACCAGTATCGTCAATGTTTAAGTTGTTGTTTAATGCAGGAGTGTAATCCAAAACACCCGCCATTTGTAACGCAGAGGCAACATCTGAAGAACAGATAATCATGTTACCTTTTCCTCTTCTTGTTCTCTGAGCGATTGTGTTTGCATCTCTCTCTAGTTGGAACATAAGACCTTTAAATCTTTCAACAGACCATCTACCATTAGAGTCTGTGTCAAGGTCAAATACCCCAGCAGTTGTTGTGTTAATTGCAGCGTGTGAGTTGTCATTATCAGCAGCACCTACTTCAGCAGTTCTATAAACTGTTCTAACTACTTCTCTGTTGATCTCAGCTAAGATTTCAGCAGATAATATGTTAGACAATTCAGTTTCAGCGTCTAAGCCGTGAATTGCTTTAAGGTCCTGTGCTAATTCCATAGTGTACTCAGCCTTTAATGCTCTACTTTTTGCAGTAACAGTTGACTTCTCAATTGAGAAAGCCATTTCAGCAAAAGAGTTACCAGCGGCATCCCCTAAAGCTTCTGCATATGCAGTTGTCATACCAGTACCAGTTGTGTAACCAGTAGAAGTACCTATTGAGTCATTAAGAACAGCTGGGTTTTCCCCACTCTGTGCTACAGCGGAAGCCCCAGACACAGAAGAACCAGTTTTGTTTCTTCCAGAAAAGTCTGTATCAGCTTCGTCAAAAAGAGCTTCACCACCACTTTGAGTAGCATATCTGCTTCTCATAGCGAAAATCAAGCCTGTTGGGCCTGACATAGGTTGAACACCAGCGATATCGTAAGCGATAAGGTTTGGCATTGCTCTTCTAACTAAGCTAATTAAAATAGGATTCCAGTTTTGTATTGCGGAACCAGTTGCGTTAGTTGGCGCAGCTTCTGATAAGAAAGCAGCGTCTTCTCTTAACGATTTCTCTTGGTTCTCCAATATCATTGAAGTAACGGCTCTTTTATAACTATCCTTGACCTCGGGAAGATCAGGATGGTCTAAAACGGGCTGCCACTTGTTTTGCATTGATTCAGATAAAAACATTTTCTATCTCTCCTTCTTTTTTAGTTAATTAACTACCCTTACTTTACGTAAGGATTTTTATTTGATTTACTAATTGCAGCAGTGTATGCAGCCATTGATTCGTTCATAGAACCAGCATTGTTTTCTGCCACCTCATTAGATTCTGTATCACTCGCTTTTGCTTTAGGATAGTAAGAATTTTTTAATGTTTCTATACTTGTTCTAAAACTTTCAGCGTCCTTATATTCAATTCCTTCTGCTAAACCTTTAAGTTTTTCAGTTTCAGTTTCAGCAAGATCAGATGTAACATCATTGATGATATCCTGTCTTACATGTTGACCGATTGACTGATTCAACTCAACGTTTTTCTCAATAGTAGAGTTAACTTCTTCTTTTAACTTTTCTATTTCAGCAGTCTGAGCCTCTATTACATCATACTTCTCTTGTGGAACATTGATATAGTGAGATTCAAATAAAGATTTAAGACCACCGATAAAATCTTCAGTAATCTCAGCTCTTAAACCTTTTTCTATTGCTAATTCGTTTTCTTTCATCCACTCCTCAACAACATAGTTTAGGTAAGCGTCAACTTTTTCTACGATTTCTGATTTAGTTTCTTCAACTTTTTCATTAACCTTAGTTTCGTATTCACTCTCTAAATTTTCTATTTCTTCAACGAGTTTTGCTTTGATAGAAGCTTCAAATATAGTAGCAGCTTTTGCTTTAAACTCTTCCGAAAGGTCTTCACCTTCAGTTAGAGCAGCAACATCTTCTTTCATGTCCATATCTTTAACTTTATCTTTAGCAGTTTCTTTTTTAACTTCTTTTTCTTTATCCATTATTTCAGAAACTTCTTTTTTCTTCTCGTCTTCTTTATCAGCAACTTCTTTAACTTCTTTATCTTTTGACTTATTAAGAGCGTCTAAAGCTGCTTTAGGCATTTCGCCTTCTTTCATATCTTCTTTATCTTTAGAAGCTTTCATAATTTCTTTTTTCTCATCTTCGTCAGCAGTTTCCTTAACATCTTTCTTCTCGTCTTCTTTATTTTCAGACTTATCAGATTTTTTGTCAAGGTATTTTTTAAGACCTGCAGGCATTTCGCCTTCTTTCATATCTTCTTTATCTTTAGAAGCTTTCATCATCTCGTCTTTTTTCTTTTCGTCTTCTTTGTCTGCGACTTCTTTCATGTCTTCTTTTTCTTTGTCTTTTTTCTCTTCAGCTTCATTAGCATTGCTATATGATTTTTTAGGGTCTGCTTCAGCTTTTAGAGTAGGCATTGCGTCCGCTGTACCTGCACTTTTTTGTTGTGGGTCACCTGTAATGTGGTTAACCCCTTGTGCGAAATCTACTTTTGCGTCTGTCGGTGAAGTAACTGCTTTTGTCATAACTTGTTGTACAGTTGCTTGTAGCGACTTTGCTGGTTCAGCTGGAGCTGCATTTTTTGTTGGCAAATCTGCCACAGTATTGTCAGCCATCGTTCTATCTCCTCAATAGTTTTGTTGTTGTTATTGCAATAGTTACACCACTCCTCTCGGAATGAGTCAATTACTATTTATAAAATTACAGCTTTTTAAGAAAAGATTCAAATACAACAGCATTTTTATCTGCTCTTGCCATTCTCTCTTTACTTTCTACTTGTAACTTTAATTCGTTTACTTCTTGCTCTTTCAAAATCCCATTATTCCAAACCCACTCTTTGCCTTCCATAATGCCTTCTACGAAAGCGTCTGGAGCGCTGGGGTCCGCAACTATATCAGCTGCTGTTGCAAGATAAAAATCATCTTTGACTATGTTAGCACCACCTACATTTGCAAGTGTGCCCATTCCTCTACTTGAAACACCTAATTTTGCACCCTCGTCAATTAAACTTTTCACTATCTTTCCATATGGGGTATCTAAAATTCGTGCTTCACCTATAAAATTTGCGCCTTCTGGATATAGAGCCTTAATCATGTGCGAAACTCTTTCTAAATTTACTGTCGGGCCATCAGGATGACCAAGTTCGCCGAATGCTCTGCTTTTATTGATGAACTCTCTATTATATCTAAACACTTCTTTTTGAAGTATCTCTTTAGGATAGACTCTTCCATTCCTATTTTTCACGTCCGATTGCATGAATATACCTTTGATAGAATAGTTTTTCTTACCATTCTTTTGCTCTACGATATACTCTGCGTTTGATATTTCTTCGGTAATTAATTTCATTTGTATCTATCTCTAATTTCTCTTTAATATTTATACAAATTGCTATCTGAATACCACTAAAATAGTGTAATTATCACCATTTGCGAAATTTTTTGTAGATAGTAAAACATCACCTGTTGGTGTTGTTGCGTTGTTAGCTATCTCATTACCGTCGGCACGTAAGTCCCAAAAACCTTGACCAGACAACAAAACTGCGGTAGCGTTATCTGTACCATCCCATATTAATTCTACTGCTGACTTTGGATTAGCAGTATTAATTGAATAAAAAATTTTTGATATTTTACGATTACCATCTTCGGTCATAAATGTAGTTGCGCTAGCGTCAACTTTGTTAACTAACGTTTCACCAGTACCGTCTGAATAATTAGTTAATTTAACAGCAAACTTTACGCCTGTTGTATCCGTTAATGTCTGTGTAGATACTGTATCAGCCATGTTAGTGTCCTACGCCTACAGCACTAGCACTTACAGCACCACTTGATGAAATTGTATGTTTAGCATGTTTTTCAATTGTGATTTCATCTCCAGCAGTGTGTAATAAAGTAGTACCTAAAACTGTACTACCATCTTTTACTGTAATAGTATTTGAACCAGCAGTAGCGACTATTCTTACAAAGTGAGCATTACCGATATGATTATCTGATAATGTACCTGCGATCAGCGCTCCTTTTAGTATAATTGTTCCCATCTCTATCTCCTTAAAATTGTTAACGTTTCTTTATCAAAATACGTCATTAAATCTTGTTTACGTACACCATATTGTTTTGCAGCTGTATCAATATTCTTTTCAAAATTTGATATCACATCTGCGTCTTTATCAGCAGCTCTGAAGATCATATCTACAGCACGCTTCATTTTAGGCGTAAGTTTATTGTACTGTCTAGTACGCTTGTAATCGTTGCCTTCAGTTATATTATCTTTAATAAACTTACTGAGCCACTTCATCACTTGTTGCCTCTGGTGCTGGAGTTTCTGTTTCAACATCATTACCTGTAAACACATTTGCTTCTGGAGCGTCTGCGGCTACCTGTCCTGTAAATGCTGATTTTGCCACATCAACTTTAGCGTCATCCAAGGCAGCACTAACTTTATCAGCAAGAGCGTTTTTAATATCTTCTCCTGCTTGTTTGCTGTCGCCTTGTTGCAACGAATTAACGAATTTGTCTAAATTTTCTTTACTCATTATATTATTTATCTCCTATTTCTTTTTTTCTTCTTTAGGTGCTTCATCTTTTTTATTAGGATTCTTCGTTAAGATTTCAGAAATTACTTCTTCTTTAACTTCTTCCTTAGGTGCTTGCGATTTCTTCTCTACGTAAGGAACGCCACCTGCACCATATCTAATTGTTTCCGACATTTTTGTCTCCTATTTCTGGTTTTTCTTTTTGACTGCCATTCGTTTTTTCTTTGGGACTGATTTGTGGGACTTCTTCCCCTTGTCCTTCAGAACCTTCGGCATCAATTTGCTTATCAATTTCATCAATTTCTGTTTCATTTTGTTTTAGTATTTTGGTTCGTATGTACTCGTTAGAGAAATACTTACCTACATATCCTTCTAGTTGTTGAGCCAATTGTACTCGTTCTCTCATCATTTCTGTATGTTTTAATTCAGCGAAATATCCATCTTGTAAGAAAGAATAAGTTATATCGCCTTGCATACTATCCCATTCCTCTGGTGCAATAACGCCCTTTAAGATCAATTGTGTCTTTAAAAGATCATGGAATAACATACAGAATTTCTTTCTTAATCTGCCTATGAATTTAGTAAACTTAACTTCATCTCTACTAATTTCAGCTGCACGACCAAGATTAAATCCTTGACCACCTTCTAATCTACTAATAGGTATATTAAGTGAACGATATAATTTCTTTTGGAAATATTCTATATCACCTATCTCACCTAAGTTTTGACCACCTGGTAAAGTAGTAATTTCAGTTCCTCTCCCACCTTCTCTACGAGGTAACCAAAAGTCTTCTAACATACTCATATAGTTTCTGTCATCTCTTATTTCACCAGTACTTGCGTCATATACAAGTTTGTTTCTATATCTAGCCATAACATCTCTTAAATATTGTTCAGCCTTGATTTTAGGTAAGTTACCTACATCAATATAGAATATTCTTCTTTCTGGTGCACGAGCAATTCTGTATATTACAACAGCGTCCTCAATCATTCTTAATTGATTGACAGGTTTAATTGCTTTATGTAAATAAGATAAGACTTGATTCTGATTTTGATCTATTAATCCAGACGGACAAAATGATATTGCGTCTGGTGCTATTCTTAATCCACCTGCGTTTGATGTCGCAGTAGGATGTATTCCTTTTTCGTTGAAAATATAATACTCTTGGAATTTATTTTCAAAAGCAAAAGAAGACGGCATTCCATCAGTTCTTTGTTTTCTGACCTCTCTTATTTTTTTAATTTTACGAGGGTCAATATATCTTAATTCTGTTATACCTAACCTAGGACTATCTTTGTCAATAATTTTATGATAGTGTAATCTTCCATCTACATACCATCTTCTAAAAATATCGTGTCCTTTAATATCAAAGTTTAATAACTTTAATACCTCTACAAATGATTCTCTTATTTTTTTCTTAATTGAATCACTATATTCTATTTTACTTAAATCTAATTGTACAGATTGTTGATTTTCATTTGATACAATTGCCTCAGATATTATATCCTCAATTGCAAGATCACACTCGGGATGGAGTGATACTTCTCTATATCTTCTAATTAAATCTAATTCGTTACGAGCAGTAACATCAAACCCACCATAAGACGCAAAAAACCCACCAGCGGGGACGGTTTGTGTTCCGTCTTCCGCTTGTGGTGGTACTATATTTTGTCTCGGATCGGTTGATGGAGTATTACTCCGCTCTATCTTAAACCCAAACAGTTCAGCCATAATTTAGTTTCTCCTATTACTAATACTTATAATGGTATTAAGTAGTAGTATTTGTTTCAAAGTATTGATATCTATGTGTAGCAGTAAAACTCTCTACAGAGTTGTTATCACTATACGATAGAGCAATATCATCCAGAGTAGTTGGAAACATTCCTCTAAATGTGTATGATTTAATCACGTTACCGTTACGATCTAATTGGTCAACAAATGCGTCAACTTGGTAGTCAACTGGATTGACTAGACCTTCGTTATCTGACATATTATTGATACCGTTCAACCATCTTTCGTATCCATTTCTGATTAAGAAGTTTGTATCATTTAAGATAGTAGTAGTCCATGTAGCAAATGTTCTATCACCTGCAACATATAACTCCCTACCTCTAAATGGTATTGCAACTTCCGTCACAGTCATGCCTGGTAAAGATGTAGATGTAGTTAGGAAAGACATTGTTTCAGTCTCCCCACCTATAGCTGCAAATCCAGGGAAAGGCATTGTTACTCTAAATTGATTGGCACGAGCTCCACCGCCTCTTAACTTAGCTTTAAAGTCATTAATATTTGGCATGTGTTTATCCTCCTACCACTTCTTCAAATGCAACGCCTGATCTTGTCGCAACGAATTGTAGTTGTATAAAGTTGATTGATCTATTTGGTTTAACAAATATGTCAGCTCTAAACTCATTACTATCAATGACATTGGCAGTATTATTAGAAGAATCACAAACTACTCTAAAGTCTGTAACACCTCTTCTACCTTGTACATCTCTAAGGAATGGTTCAACTATGTTTCTAAATTGAGCTCTTGTAAACTCGTCATTAAATTCAAATAGTTGAAATTTAGAAGCTGTTGATATTGCTTTTTCCAAAGTAATAAACAATCTTCTTACGTTTATTCTATCAAATGCACTTGGCGTTGATAAACCAGTTTTATCACCAAACAATAAAGTACCTTGTCCTGGTAATGTTACAACTGGGTTTACTCTCGCTCTGTACAATTCATCTCTTTGTCCTTGAGTTGGATTGTAAGCAAGTTTAACTGCACCTCTAATTACTCCTCTGTTGAAACCAGCAGGTGAGAACCATGAGTCTGCGATTAAATCTGTTCTTGCAGCTAATCCAGCAACGTCTCCGTTTAAAGGAACATATCTGAATACGTCATTATATTTGTCGTAAGTGAATTTATAACCACTATCAAATACTACGTATGATGATGATCTAATACTATCAAAGAAACCTTTTACATTAGTTGTTTGAGTAGTACTATTTGTAACGTTAACTACATCCGATCTTTCAGGAGAAGCAAATACTATTGCGTCTTTTCTGTTTTCAGCGATTGTAATTAAGTTATCAACGTGTGTAGCATTACCTTTACCAGAGATGATTAAATTAACATCTACAGTATCAGCGTCATTGTATTTTTCATATGCAGTTTTTAACTCGGCAGTACTTACAGCAGAACCATCTGCACCAGTTACAAGTGATCTTGCGAAGGGTGCTGATAAAGCAGTAAAAGTTACTCCATTACTTGCACTACCCCAATTTGATCCTGTAGCAACATGATCCATCCAATAAATGTATTCTGATTGATTGTAGATTACATCTGGATAGTAGTTAGTATCTCCTTGTGGTGTTTTAGCGTCAGAGGCTTTTGATACTGAATCAAATACTTCTAATACTTCATTAGCAGTACCTGTGATACCACCATCTTCATCTATAACAATGATGTGTAATTCATCATTTGACCCACTTCTTGTAGAAGCATAAGTTGAAGTTCCTGGCGCTGTATCTACTAGATCGTAGTATTGCCATCTTCTTCTTACTGCTGATCCGTTTGCAACAGCTGTGTGTAGTCCGCCTGTGCCTGAAGGATGTCTTACGAAAGTTAAAGTGTGTGTATTAACAGCTGTAACTCTATATTCGTGTCCACCAGACTCAGCAAAGTTTACAATATCGCCTACAGAAAAATCAGTTCCTGCTGTTAATACGATAGTTGTATCTCCGACTGCTGTTGAAGCGTCATTTGTTGTTGTTTTTGCAGCTTCTTCATATGCCGTTGCACTCGGACATACTGAAACTTTTAAATTATTACCCCATGCGCCTGCTGTTCTTGCAGCCCACTCGCCAACGTTAGCAGAACCGTTATTGTAAGGTCCTGTTGTACCGTCACCGTTAGAGTAATGATCTGTGTTCTTTATTCTTAATGCTGTTCCAGACGTAACAGCGTTTACACTTCCCGTGTTTGCAGCTCGTACTACTCTTAAACTTGATGAGTATTGCAAGAAACTTGCAGCACTAAACCAAAATTCAAAGTTTGTAGAGTCGGGTTTACCAAACGTTTCAACTAATTCTTTTTCAGACGCAATAGACGTTACTTCATCTATAGGCCCTTGATTGAATTGTCCTGCAACAGCACCGATCGTAGTTGCTACTGCTGGAATTACGTTTGTTAGATCCCTCTCTTGTACGAGAACACCTGGTGAAACTTGAAATGCCATATATTTGTTCTCCTCTTATTAGCTAATAGGTATCATTAATCTCGTTTATATTTATAAAATGTCACCTTTTCGTACGGTTACAGGAGTCCATACCTCTCCAGAATCGTCCTGATAACTGTCATCTTCTAAACCATCGTTCAAAAATCCGAAGGGTGCCATGTCTTGTTCTATTGCGTTTTGTTGTTCTTCATACATTCTAGCACGTACATCTTGGTCTGTCATCTCTTTAAAATACCTTTGATTTGTTATCCATGCAAATATAACGCAACACATAACTAAATCGTCATTAGAACCTTCTTCAGCTTGCCAACCACTACCTCGTCTTACAAATGTTGATAACTCTTGTATAGTATGAAAATCATTTATTAGTATTTTGTCACCTTCAAGTAAACTTTTTAAATTAGAACAACCTATACGTTTTACTTGTTTAGTCATACGAACACCTAATTGTGTACCTCTTTTAGAAAATCCACCACCTAATATCTGACCTGCTCTACCTTTCATCATACACATTAATAAGTTTGTATATTCTAATTCAAACTGTAAAGCGTCTGCTATTTGATGACCTAAATCATTTACCTCAATACATATATTAGCGTTGTTATATTGTCTAGCAACTTTTTCAATTGTATGAGGAAACAATATAGGTTTAATTTCGTTATCTCTAAATTTTGCAACCATTTTATAAGGCATTTCTGATATATCAAATATAACAAATGCTGAATAATCTCTTACAGTACCACGTGCTACGTCAACTGTCATAAGATAATCTTTTCCTTTTTCTGGTCTATGATACATATCTAAACCTGCGTTAGATACTATTGGTTTATTGTGTGATAACATTCTAATTTTAGATGGGTTAATCAACGTGTCAACTGATCCTACAAACTCACATTCAAACTCTGTAGCAAATTGTGCTTCACTTGTATTTCTTATAGTTTCTTCTTTCCACTTGTCATCTCTACCTGGTACCTCTGACCAATGTACTTCAATAGGTACATAGTCATTTCTTTTATGTATTGAGTCATTCCATAACTTGTAAAACATATTCATACCATGTGGTGTAGATACGATCATAACTTTAGAAGATTTACCAGAAGATATTGTAGGATAAACTGAACTAAAAAATTGCTCAGATATGTTATTAGGTATAAAAGCAAACTCATCAAGGAATATTATATTAAATGAACCACCCCTAATTGCACTTGATGATGTTGCAGCTGCAAGTATCTTTGAGCCATTTTCTAATTCAAGTGATCCTTTATTCCAGTTTAATACACCTTGTTGTAACCATTTAGGTAAGTTTTCATATGCAAGTTGTAATCTACCTAATAAATCTCTGGCAGTAGATGATTTGTTTGCAAGTATGGCAACGTTTATATTATCGTTAAATATAACTTGATGTAATAGATATGCAATAATTGTAGTTGATTTACCAGACTGTCTAGGTAGTTTACAGATAGAAAATCTATTATTGTGAAAAGTATCTACCATCTTTTCTTGGAAAGGATACAAATTAAAAGGTACTAGACCTTCATCAATGTTTACAATTCTTGTATATTTTTTTATAAAATGTATAGGGTCAGCCATACATTTTGCAATTTCTCTTACTTGATCTTCGGTATATTGTTGTTGAAGATTTGCTTTGTAAAGATTTGGGTTACCTAGATATGCTTCAGTCATATTAATTCTCTAAAACCTTATTGTTTTTCCAACATATAACTTCTTCTAATTCTGGTTTAACATCTGGATATGATTGTTTCCAACCATCATCTGTATTTTCTAACCATTCTTTTCTAGTTACTTCAGCTATACCTGCACTCATCATAAGCACTGGCGCATAATTCATCCATGTAAAACCATAGTCTTGCCATCTTTTTATATCTCTATTAAAACATACATTGTAAGATATGTCTATGTTACTAGACAACAAATAGTTTGTTAAATTAGCTGCAAATATTCCTACCTCAACACTTATATGTTCTCTTAATTTTGTTATTTGATTTGGTATCATTTCATCAGCCACATGTTCTCCTCTTTTAATAGACTC